ATACCCTGAATACCCTGAATTCCTTGAGAACCCTGAGTTCCCACTCCTTGAATTCCTTGAATACCTTGAATTCCCTGGCTACCTTGACTTCCAGATCCTGTATTTCCTTGAGAGCCTTGAGATCCTTGAGTTCCAGATCCCTGAATTCCCTGGCTACCTTGGCTTCCAGATCCTGTATTTCCCTGAGAACCTTGAGATCCTTGAGTTCCAGTTCCTTGAATTCCTTGAATACCCTGACTACCTTGACTACCTTGAGTTCCTTGAGCTCCTGCCGGTGCAGTAAATTCAGCCCAAACTGAACTATCTAACGCAGGTTCATATATAGAATTATATGAAGAATCATATTCTAATATCCACATTGAAATTACTGTACTTCCTACAGATGCTTCATAAAAAACGTAATCTCCAGGATAATAGATAGAAGGTTCCCATGTACCTCTATTATTTAATCCTGTTCCTGCATCACCTTTTTGGCCATAGGTTCCTTGTAATCCTTGAATTCCTTGAGAACCTAAATTTCCTTGTGAACCTGAAGTTCCTTGAGATCCAGGTGAACCTACCAAACCAGTATTTCCTTGAATACCTTGTATTCCTTGAGAACCCTGCGTTCCTTGGCGTCCCTGAATTCCTTGAACACCTTGTGTTCCTTGAGTTCCAATTGTTCCCTGTGTTCCTTGAGAACCTTGAGCTCCTTGATTTCCTGTAATTCCTTGGCTACCTTGTATTCCTTGAGTTCCTTGAGTTCCTTGAATACCTTGTGTACCCTGTGTTCCTTGACTACCTTGAGCACCTTGAACTCCCTGAATTCCTTGGCTACCTTGAGTTCCTTGAGAACCTTGAGTTCCTTGGCTACCTTGAATTCCTTGGGCACCTTGACTTCCAGTTATTCCTTGACTACCTTGAGTTCCTTGAGAACCTTGAGCTCCTTGGATACCTTGAACACCTTGAATTCCTTGAATACCCTGTATGCCCTGAATGCCTTGAGAACCTTGGCTTCCAGTTGTTCCTTGGGTACTCTGACTTCCTTGAGTACCTTGTGCGCCCTGTATACCTTGAACTCCTTGAATACCCTGAGTTCCTTGACGTCCTTGCAATCCTTGGCTACCTTGAGAACCCTGGCTTCCAGTTGTTCCCTGAGTTCCTTGTGAACCTTGGGTTCCTTGGATACCCTGGATACCTTGAGTTCCTTGAGTACCTTGAATACCCTGTATACCTTGAATTCCTTGAATTCCTTGAGCACTAATACTAAGTTTTAAATATCCACTACTATCCCATTGAAAATCTATTCCTAATGAACTATTGGGTATATACGCAGCCTTTATATAATTTAATGAACCATCAACATAAACTTTAGTTACATCACCAGTTCCGCCTCCTATTTTTAGCCAGTTGGAAGTATTGGTATAATCTGTTGCAGTTAAAATATAAATGCCATTATTAGAGGATGAAGGATCAGAAGAAACTACCACGGGCATTCCCACATACGTCCATTCATAGCCACTATTTGTCCATGTAGATGGATTAGTAAGATCATCGTAAATTGATACTAACATTTTAGCATCAATGGGACCTCTTAAATTTCCTTCAAAATTTTCTGAAAAATTAAATGTTCCTCTATTTCTTGACATTAAATTTTAAAAAATTAGTTGTATTAATACAGTACTTCTATCCACGCCATTATATGTATATTTATTATAACTTACAGAATTTCCTTGAATAATTTGAACATCAGATGTAACTGTCCAATAAGTTAAAGATATTCCAGCCGTTCCACCTTGATATGACCATTGACTAGTTAAAGAATTATAGGTTTGTACTCCAACAAGTGGTCTACTTGATATCCAAGCATTTGGAATTTCAAATGTTCCTTTATTTCCTCCTGATTCTGCCACCAAATTTAATTGAATATTATTTCCTGTAATCATAGATACTAATGATTGCTTTGTTAATGTTCCTATGGTTACTGTGGTTGCATATAGAGGATAAACACCCTCTAGTGTTATAATTGATGATGATAAAGTTCCAGGTGAAAGGGGAGTACCATAATTATTTCCTTTGCTATCAAGTGGTTGTGGACCAATATTATAGCCAACATTAACACTCCAATTTTGATAGCCAGATTTTACAGAGTAATTTGAAACAGTTTGATTATTTGTTAAAGATGATGAAGAAACATCAACCAATCCTGTTCCTGAAAAATCATAATTATTGGGTAATCCACTTCTATAATTTTGAAATATTGCTCCAATTAATATTTGGCCTCTATTAAATGTTGATGTAAATGCTGGTGAAATATTTGAAGAAATTTCATATAGTGTGGTTGAAGGCCCAACGGTAAATGTTAAAGTTGGAGCAACATAGGTAGGATAAACTGTTGGAAAAAATAAATTGTCTAATATTGTTGTTAATGATTCTCCATATAGTGTTCCAGCCAAAGTTCCTGCAGAAATTCCTCCAACTGATGCAGGCATCGCCAAAGAAGAATTTAATGCAGTAGAATAAAATACATAGGATGTACTAACATTTCCTGTAAAACTTGAACTTGAAACAGATACATCTATTTGTATGGTATTTGTATCTTTATATGAGAGTGTTATGCCATTTCCTGCCTTAAATGTCCTAAAAAGAAGATCATTAAGACTTTTTCCAACATAAATGCTTACATCTCCTGATCCTACATTTTGACCTGCATTTACTTCTCCAAAAAGTGAAGGATCCACTCCTATAATTATTTGATCTCCTTGAAGTGAAACTGTTGCAGCTCCGCTTCCTCCTATTCCCCTAAACCATACATTTGTTATGGAAGGATCCCATGTTAAATAATCAAAAACTCCTATGCTATCTGCATTATTAAATGCTATAGAATTTTGTGGTAAACCTCCGAATTGATTATAAAGATTTAAATAATATGCTCCATTTTCTCCTTGCAATAAATCTGCATCAATTATTGATGTGTCAGAGGGAGTATAAGGAGTTATAGTTTTTGCTTCATAGGTAATATAAATAGATTCTATATTTCCACTTATGGCTTTTTCTCTATAATAAACTATATGAAGAAAAAAGGTATTATAATCATTAAAATTTATAGAAGTTAAATTATCTGTTGTAAATGATTGCCAAGGTGACCAAGTAACATTATCAAAGGAATAACAAAATTGTTTTTTTATAAAATTTCCTACAACACCCTCTTCCCTAAAAAATCTAATTCTATCTATATTTAATATAGGAGAAGTATTTTTAAATTCTATTGAAGAGATATTTACGCGACGTTCATTAAATACGTATTGCATTAAAATTCTATTTAATTTATTTATCCACAAAAAAGAAGGGGATAATTATTTATCCCCTTTATTTAAAATATATAACTTATTTCTTTTCCTCCACCTCCGGTTAGTTTTAATTCTTCTATTTCAAATTTATCTTGTAAAATATCAAAGGTTGTTAAAACTTTAGGATATTCTGCAATAAAAAGCCAATCTTCTAAAATATCTGCCAAGGTTCCTGAATATGAAACAACCGGAAATTCAACAATAAAAAAATCCATTGCTCCTCCATATGTTCCCTGGCCTAAGGAACTATCATATAATATATCACCAAGAGCCATAATTTATTACTTACGTAAAAATGAAGCTTTAACCTTAATATTGTCTCCCAATTGGCCTGCAGCTGGAGTATATTTTATATATGTTGTATTATTTAATCCACTCCAGTTAAGGTCTGATGTATCATATAATCCAAAGTTTACACCATCATAGGATTTTGTAAAACTTCCAAATGAAGATACATCAGTATAATCTGTAATATAGTTTGAGCCTGTTACCGCATCATTAAGAATAATTTTAAATGCAGGTAAAGGAGAAGAACCAAATGCTGTTGAAAATCTCCAGCCAAATTGCTTTGATGTGGTGCTTGAGGTTCCCACAGAAGGTTGGAAGTGAGAATCAGAAGTATTATCATCATAAACCACTCCTACAACATATACACGAGCAGGAACACATAGGTCTGTAATTGTTTTAAATTCTACTTTAAATTGAATATAATTAGAACCTGAAACATTTGACATATCATAGGGTTCATTTAAAATAGTCCAAGGTGTTGTATACCAATCTGCTGCCAAATCTGTTCCAGTTAAACTAGTTCTGTATGATAATCTTATGGCATCTGTTTTTTGGCCAATTACATCATTTCCCAAATAATGCTGTCTACTAATATAAGCTCTTACATATTTGTTTGCATTAGGTGTTGAAATAACAGGTGTTATGGCTTGTCCCAAAGTATTAGTAGAAGATGAATAAGTCCACTCTGCTCCAATGGGTATGGAATGTATCATATTAGTTGTTGCAGAACCACCAAATGCTGCTGGAGTACAAGCTATGTAACATATTCCCCCTGAAGCAACTACAGTTTGATATTCTGCCAAAACCGAAGGGTGGGGAGCTATGCTATAGCCTCCAGGTACAGTTATATTAACGTTATTGGTAAAGGCTGCTGCTTGATCTATAGTTTTATCATCAATTAAAAATACATGATCAAATTGTTCTCCATCGGTGCCATAGTGTGTAACATAAGATCTTATGCCTGCCGCACCAGTAGAAGTAATTACAAATCTATCAAGAGTTTCTGCATAATCTATGCACTGCAAAGCACCACCGGCTGCAATGTATGATGCTGTTCCGGGAGGTGTTTCAGACATGCCAGGCACAGCATTTACAAATGTAGTAGCACCAGCCACAATTCCCGAGTTTCCATTAACAGCATTTATTGGAGCTCCAAAAAATTTAGTTGGTGTTACAAAATAAAGAGCTCCACTTGGATCTTTTATTTGATTTCTAGAATCATTATGAACTGCAAATACTAAATTATTAGTTTTTTGAGCAGGAACTGTACCTATACTCTGATAATTGGTACAAATATCTATAGATTGAAATGATCTTCCTGTTCCAAGAGCAATAAGAGTTCCTGCAGGAGATAAATTTCTTCTAACATTATAACGAGCTATTCTTACGTTATTATTTGAACCTGCATAATTTAAAGTATATACAAAATGATTTTGCCAGTTTTGCATGGGGAGAATTGTCATTCCTGCTGCTGAAATATCTGCAGATACATATGTTTGAACTGCACCTACAGGAAATGGAACTGAAGTTAACCAATAGGTTCCCATGCTACCATCACCACTAGCATAGCCAGCAGAGGGGCACATTGGCCAGGGAGCAGTGGTACCAAAGCTATTATATGATAATCCTTTAGTAACAAATAAACCTCCCATAGAAGCATTTGAAGAAGATGTATAATGATAGGCTCTTAAATCTTCTATTACGTAGGGTGTAGAGCTATTTATATTACCCGAAATAGGTGTAGTTAATAAAATACTGGTATCAGTTAAAATACTTGCAATGGTATACCAGTTAGTTGGAGCAATTTGTGTAGGATCCTTTGAGCCAAAGCCAATTCTTGTAGATACACACATTCCATCAATATTCCATTGTAAGGAACTATCTCCTGCATTTTGATAGCCATTAACAGTATTGCCTGTAACGGTAACCATTCCATTGTTATATTTTTGATAATCCATTGCCCAGCCTTGCACAGTATAGTTACCACCAGCACCAAGAGATGGATAGAAAATACATACATCTCCAACCCAAGTATATTGGCTATTGGTTTTATTAAATGTAAAAAATTTTAATCTTCTTTGGTTTGCTGCAGCAGTGCCATCATGTAAAAATATCCAGTCTATATTGGAAGACCAGTTAACTGTCCACGGCATAACACCTGCATAAGATCCTCCTTGAGCTTCTACTGGCCTTGCAACAGAATTAATGATAGGGCCTATAAAAGGTGATGAATAGGGAACATCACTTCTTTGTTTAATTAAACTACCTAAATTCCATGTTGCAGAATTATATGTTGATGCATTAATTACATTGGTTGATGCAGAAGCCAAAACTTCACTTGCTAATCTTGCCATATCTCTTTATTTTTATTTATTTTATTTATATATCTTTATCTTGGTGTTAATCTTAAAAATAACCATATCTTTGTTACTGTACTAGCACTATTAACATTAAAATGTAATATATCTCCAGTACTTACATTGGCTGTCCATGTGGTTAAAGATAAATTTTGATTTTCTTTTACTCCAGATAATGTTGGCAATTGTGTACCTGCAATGCTATAGGATGTTGGATAGGTTGCATAATTGCTATTTTGAACATCTATAACAATATTTCCCGCAACATCTGATAATAAAGTCCATCCAATAATGGTATAATTATTTTCTATTTCTCTAAATCCCTTATTTCCTGTTGTAATGGCATTTCCTTGGCCATCAATAACTAATCCTATGCTTTTTGTTCCAAAAATATTTGTATTTAATCTATAATTATAGCCTTGTTGAACATTAACATCTCCATTTACTTCTAATGCATATTTAGTTGATGAGGGATTATTAACAAATATGCTACCATCAGGAGAAATTATTAATGATTGAAATGCTACCTGATTATAGTTAAATACATTTGTTGATGAATTTGTAAAGAAAATCAAAGATTGTCTTGGAGAAGCATTACCTATTATTAAATTATTTCCGGTTGAATAAAGATAAGCATCATCTGCATTACCTACTACAGCAGCATTATAATTTTGGCCATTTATTCCAAGATCTATATAATTGGAATTTTCATCTCCATTATTTGCTGTGGCTACAATATCTGATGATGCAGTGGATGCATTGCTTTTATTTTGAACATAAATCTGAGCATAGTTATTAAGATTTGCAGTAAATCTTGCTATATCATATGATGTAGAACTATCCTGATGAATTCTTAATTTTGAAGGTGCTGCAGGATTTTGAATATCTGCGCCATTGCCTACTCTAATAGTTTTTCCATCCCACCAAACGCATGGATCGTAGGTTAAATTTGTATTTGAATTCCAAAAAGTTAAGGGCTCATAGCCAGTAGAAGCACTGGTGGTGGAAGAACCTGTAATATTTCCTCCTGAACCTGATGCTCCTTGATTACCTGTAATACCTTGAATACCTTGAGAACCACTACCTGTAATACCTTGGATACCTTGAGAACCTTGAGTTCCAGTTCCTGGAGTTCCTTGTGAACCTTGGCTTCCTGAACCGGTTGTTCCTTGATTTCCTTGAACACCTTGAATACCTTGTGAAGATTGTGTTCCCTGAATTCCTTGGCTACCTTGAGTTCCTGTACCAGTATTTCCTTGAATACCCTGGATACCTTGAACTCCTTGAATTCCTTGGGCTCCTTGGGTACCTGTGCCTGTAGTACCTTGGGTTCCTTGACTACCTTGAGCGCCTTGATCTCCCTTTATTCCCTGGATACCTTGTATGCCTTGGGTACCTTGGCTTCCAGATGTTCCTTGAGTTCCCTGCGTTCCTTGTGTTCCTTGGCTGCCTTGTGTTCCCTGAATACCCTGAATTCCTTGAATACCTTGAGCTCCTTGAGTACCTGTGCCTGTAGTACCCTGGGTTCCTTGACTACCTTGGGCACCCTGGTCTCCTTTTATGCCTTGTACTCCTTGAATTCCTTGGCTACCTTGAGTTCCAGTTCCTGTTGTTCCTTGAGTTCCTTGTGAACCTTGAATACCCTGAACACCTTGTATTCCTTGGGAACCTTGCGTTCCTGCTCCCGTAGTTCCTTGAATACCTTGAATTCCCTGAATTCCTTGAATTCCCTGAGAACCTTGTGAACCAGATCCAGGCGTTCCTTGTGAACCCTGGGTTCCTTGTGAAGCTTGAGTTCCTTGAATACCTTGTGTTCCCTGAGTACCTGTCCCAATAATTCCTTGGATACCTTGAGAGCCTTGAGTTCCAGTTCCTGTTGTTCCTTGAGTTCCCTGAATTCCTTGTATGCCTTGAGTTCCTTGGCTACCTTGAATTCCCTGGGTTCCTTGTCTGCCTTGAATACCTTGAATTCCCTGAATTCCTTGTATGCCTTGGGTTCCTTGCCTGCCTTGAATACCTTGTCTACCTTGAATGCCTTGTGTACCTTGAATACCTTGTACTCCTGTACTAGCTTCTAAATATCCATTATTAAAATATACTGTATGAGTAGAAGATAATCCTATAGAAACATTAGGAATAAATTTATTATATATAGTACCTTGATCTGGAATCCATCTTGGATTATATAAATTTTTATTTGTATAATCATTATTATAATATAAACCTCCAGATTTTATTAATATAGAACTATTATAATTTTCTATAACATCACCATTATAATCTAAAACAACATTTCTACTATCTACTCCTAAATCAGCAGAATAAACTATTATATTATTATTAAAATTAAAAGCCCCAAAATTATTTGATCCATAAGAATTAATATAATAAGAATTAAGTAGTGTATTATCAATGGTTCCATCTTCATTTAATCTTATAATTCCATTGCAATTAATATTATTATAAGAGAAAAATGGATTATTGGATCCTATACCAAAATAATATGATAATAAAATTTTATTATTATCGTCAATTTCAATCCGCGATATACTTGTTAAATTATTATATTGATCAATAGCAACTCCTTTTAAAAATGTATTATCAATAGTTCCATCTTCATTTAATCTTATTAAACTATAAATAGAACTATCAGGTAAATATAAAATTCCTCCCAGAAGAATTCTATTTTTATTATCAAATTTAATAACTGCTACTTTAGATAAAGAATTTAATATGTTATTAAATGTATTGTATACAGTTCCATCACTGTTTAAAGATATTAATCCATTCGCAGATACATCTCCACTTATTGTTTTATAAGAAGAAAATACTCCTCCAACGTAAATTTTAGAAGAGGAAGAATCTAAAGATATATTTACTATGTGATTTAACCCATTAAATCCTATAATTCCATTATTAAATGTATTATCTACAATTCCATTATCATTTAATTTAAAAAATATATTTGAACTTGGATTATTATAGACATCATACCCCCCTACATAAATATTTTTAGATGCATCTGTACAAAGATAATTAAATACAACCTCATAAGCTGTTATAAAAGGAGTAATATTAAATTCATTATCTATAGTTCCATCTTCATTTAATCTTAAAATACTATAAGTACTAATATCATTAAATGAATAAAAAAGACCAACAAATAAAAGTCTTTTTGAAGAATCTTCTGTAAAATAAGAAGGCGCTTCATTGACATAAGAAAGAAACCCCGTACCTATATTTGAATTAAATGAAGAATCTAAATTTCCATTTTTATCTATTCTTACAATGCTATTTGCAACTGAAACATCTCTATATGAACTAAATGGACCAACCGCAATTATTCTTTCTTCTGAATCACTATTTAAATAAAACAATTCATTATTAAAATATCCTATACTTATATCTGTTATATAAATAGAATTTAAACAAACATCAGTATTAAGAGCATAACCACCTAAATTAATACTATTGCTTGGATCTATATTAATATAATTACCATCATATAATATTGTGGAATTTATATCATCAATATTTACAATTTTTTTCCAAGATGAATATAATGTATAATTAGAACTATCATATAATTCATAATTTCCTTTGGAAGGATCATTAGAAACAAATACTGGCATTCCTGTATATAGCCAGGTATTTCCATTGGAATCTGCCCATGTAGAAGGATTTATTAAATCACTATAGAAATCTACTATTTGGCGTGCATCCAAAGGTGATTTTTTTAAGACTTCAAAATTTGATGAAAAATTAAAAGTTCCTTTATTTCTTCCCATACTATATTTTTATTTAAAACTGCAACATAATGCTAACAGAACTTCTATCAGTTCCATTATATGTGTATTTATTATAATTAATTAAATTTCCCTGAATATTTTGAGTATCAGAGGTTAAATTCCAAAATGTTAATGAAGCTGCCGCGCTTCCTCCTTCATATGCCCATTGGCTACTAACTGTATTATAGGTTTCTATTCCTACTAATGGTCTGCTAGTTATCCAAGTTGTAGGAATTTCAAATGATCCTTTATAACCTCCAGATTCAGGAACTATATTTAATTGAATACTATTTCCAGAAATCATAGAAACTAAACTTTGTTTTGTTTGTGTGGATATGCTAACAGTTGTGGCATATAGAGGATATACACCTTCAAAATTTGTATTTAAAGATCCTGTACTTCCTGCCGCTAAAGGGGATCCATAAACATTTCCCTTACTATCTAAAGGTTGAGGACCTGCTCCATAAACTACAGAATCATTATAAAAATATTGTATACCTTTTTTAACAACATATCCGCTTATAGATTGAATATTAGTTAAACTTGCTGATGAAACATCTATCAATAAAGTATTATTGGAAGGATCACTAAAATAATAAGAAACAGGTAAACCACTTCTATAATTTTGGAACGTTGCACCTATAGAAATAGATCCCCTGCTAAATGTAGTTGTAAATGTTCCACTTATTGCAGAACCAATTTCTATTAAAGATGCTATATTATCTGCAAATGTAGCGGAAGGCGCCACAAATGTAGGATTAATTGTAGGAAATAATAGATCATCAAATAACTGTGTATATGTTAATCCATAAAGTTGATATACAGTTGTTCCTGCAGTAATTCCACCTATTGTGGTTGGAACTGCTAAAGAAGGATCCAAAGAAGTATCATAATTTCCTGCACCTGTTCCACTTGCTTCAAGATAACCACTTGAGTCCCAATAAAATGTATATCCTAAGGATGCATTAGGTAAATAATTATTTATTATATAATTAATAGATAAATCTCTTGATGCAAATGAACCATCTACATAAGCATAGGAAACTCCTGCTGCAGATTGCAAATTATTTAATATACTTTGTAATCCCGTAATGGTTCCAATGGGTTGATAACCTGTATGATTTGCTCTATTTAAATACCAACTTCCAGGATAGCCATTTAATGTTTGAGCATCAACTATAGAAATAGTTTCATAGGATTGAAGAATATCATGAATTAATATTGCAGAGGCATCTGCAGATTCGATATCTTCGGTAAGAATTCTTGGAGTTGCTGGAGTGGCAGAACCTAAAGTATAATTTAAAACAAAATTTGTTACAGTTCCAGAGCCTAAAGCACTAAGTGTATAACGTATTTGTATAAAAAAGTAATAATTACTAAAGGTATTTACATAGGAGATATTGGATTGTGTTAAAGGAGACCAAGAAGACCAATGTTCATTATTAAATGACCAACGAAAATCTTTACGAGCAAATACACCAGAAGCATTATCTGAATAATATTTAATTGCTCCAACATTTTCTATTGGATATTTATTGTATAGTGTAATGATTAGACCTTCTTCAAGTCTTGAAAAATTAGAAAATTGCATTCTTTAGGTCTTTTATTTTATCTATTTATTCAATAAAATAAAGACGAAAAGATTTTTTCTAAAAAAGAGAATTTTGAATTATAAACCTATAGATTTCCTTTAAACCATTTAACTTTATTCCACTATAGTTATCATAGTAATTGGAAAGAATTATCTTTGGATTTCTTGACACAAAGATTTGAATATTCTGTAATTCAATGGTTTCAAAAGTTATATTAAAAATTTTTTCTAAAAATGCTTTTTTATTGTGTTTATCCCCCGTTCCCAAAATTAAAGAATTTTTACAAATATTAAAAGCTTCTTCCAAAGCTTTAACCCTTATATCTCTCCACAAATCACTGGAAGCCCTACGAAGAATAAAATTATAAGATTTATAATATTCCTTTTCTTTAATATTTTCATACTCCCACGTTCTTTCTGTGCTTTGGGGAAGAGGCCTAAGATTTATAACACAGGTTTCATTTCTATATAACTCATTCATTATGTAATTATTGAGAAATGCTTTTCCGGGCCCGGCTAATGTATCAAAAAATCTTTCATCTTTATATTTTAAACCCAATGCCATTCTTCCTATGAATTGTAAAAATGTACTGGAAACTGGTGGTGTGGAAATATTTAAAGATGAAAAACCATTGGAAAATTCAAATTTTGGTCCCTCTGTCCAGGTTTTAATAAATGTATCAATGGTAGTTTCTAAATTTCCTGTTTCTGCTGATCCTAATTCATTGCCAAAAATCACAATGGAGGCCGTAGCTATGGGACCTCCACCTATACATCTATGAAGAATTTCTAGTTGATTATCGGTAATAATCATTCTTAAATACCAGTTGTTAAAGTAAATTTTCTAATGCGTCTTTAAATTTAATAAAATCACTTTCATTTTCATATTTTACAAAAATAATGTATTCAGCTATAGGATTTTGAAAAAAAAGTGAGTCCATTAAATCAAATTTTTGTCTAACAAAAGAATAATCAAATTCTACATTAAAAAATTTAGCCAATTTTTCCACTGTAATATAGGGAAATTGCTTTTCTTGATTTTTAAATATAATAGTATCTTTTTTCATAATTTTTTAATTAATCATATCATCGCATTTTTCAAATATCATTAATTTTTCAAAATAAGGATTATCTCTTAGAAGTTTTTGTTTAAAGGGACGCATTTCACTCAATTTATGAGCTCTCATGTGATTAGAAACTATAAAATGAACTGCCTCATAATTTGCTCCATTTAATTCTATAAAATCTTTATGAAAATATGTTATTTTAGCAGATACCATTTCATGACCATGAGAAGTATAGAACTCTGTTCCAGGTTTTAATTTTGCGCATTCTGCTTTTCCCAAATCATGAAATAGTGCAGCCATACATAGATCTATATCATCATATGCTATGGTTTTATCATAAACTTTTTTAATATGATTAAGCACTCCACCTGTATTGGGATAAATAGACTCAATATTTTCATATTCTTCAGGATGCCACCTAGGATCTTCTTTTAATTCTCTTAATTTTAAAAAAATATCTTTAATACTTTTAGGTAAAATGGCATATAGCTCATTCCAAGAAATATGTTTAATCATTTTTGCTCTCATTTTCTTTATTTATACAACAATTTTTATATTTTTTTCCACTTCCGCAGGAACATTTATCATTGCGTTGTAGTTTTTTTCCTTCTCTTTTATAGGTATAATGATGTTTATGATAACCTAAACCATCTAATGGTAAACTTTCAATAAAATTAATATAAGGAGAATTATAAGGAGAATTATATGACATATCCTTAAATTTATTTTCTAACGCAACATCTTCATTTATAATAATTGCGTCAGGCTCTTTTTCTAAAAGTTCCTTTTTAGCTTTAATTACTTCTTCATTATCTTCTGGCCCACATATTATATAACGTTTCTTAGTATTATCATATAGCGAACCACAATGAATACAATGAATACCAAGCGGGCTTCCACCGGGCATATGAGATGTATATTTTTTACAGGTATCACAATATAAATCTTGAGGTGTTGGCATAATTATAATTTTATATATAAATATAATAAATTAATTTGATTTTATTGCAAAATATTGTTTAATTCATTATTTAATTCAATTAGCATACCTATTTGCATTTTATTCACTACATGATCTATTTCATTTTTATTTTTATTATCAAATAATCCTGCATTTGCAAAAACATCAATTAATCTTAAGTCTTTTTCAATTTGTGATAATTTATTTCTCAACAATTTAACACTAAAATCATTTGTATCTAATATTATATTTAATATCTTTATCATTTTTTTATTTTATAGTAAATTTTCCAATTCTGTATTTAATTCATCCATTAATTCACCTAATGTATTATCTATTTACATTTTACTATTTCATATTCTGTTTCTTTTGTTAATCCTAATTCTTTAGAAATATCATGCAGGCGTAAGTCTTTTTCATATTATGATGTTAAACTTCTTAAGTCTTTTTCTATAGTAAAATGCCACATATCTTTATTTTCTATTATTTTAGTAAATTTTCCAATTCTGCATCTAATTCATTCATTAATTCATCCTTTATATTATTAGAAAAATAACTCACTAATTCTACATTGGGAAAATCCATGTATTTCAATCTTAAATCTGTTAAAAATGCTTTTGGAATTAGTTCATAACTGTTATATACTTTTATCATTTTCTCTTTGTTTATGTAAAAGTTTAAGGATATGTTGATTTGGCTCAATTCTAGGATTTTTTCTTATAAATTCATCCCATGTCATTGAGTTTTTTCCATATAAATCCCATATGAAAGTTCCCACTGCTCCTGAACGAGAAACTCCAGCTCCACAGTGAATAACAGCTAAGCTTTTATTCTTATTTTTCTTAATAAATTCATATAATTTTTTAGCTCTAAAATCATTAAATACACCTGTATAACCTTCTTTTAATAAATTGTCTGCTGCAGTTTCAGAAAAATCACCAAAATTCATTATTAAGACATTGGAATGATTACGTTTAAAATAAGATCTAATCCCCTCTTTTCCCAAATACATTTCAGGCAAATAAACATTATTTATGGAAACAAACATAGTATCTTGACTTTCTACGTTAATATCATCAATTCCATTAAAAACCATAAATTTATTAAATTCTCTTTTTCCGTATATTAAAATTTTCATAATTCATTAATTATTTTTCCATTTAGTATAATTTATAAATTCCCATCCAATGGTATTTAATGTTTTTTGAGTACATAATTTTTTATTTTTTATTTTAATTTTTCCTTTATTTTTCCATGTGGTCAAAAGCCTCCAATTTAAATTATTATCAGTTACAAATTTAAATAATTCATGCTTATAAAGATTATGGTAAATATTAGTAGGACTTATTAAAGTCCATAATATATTTCTTCGTTGTTTAGATTCTGTTAATTTTTTTACTTGCCAATTTTCACAATTAAGTGTAATTTGTTTTATATTATACGTTTTATTAACTTTAATTTTTCCATAATTAATATGTTTTCTTAATGTATCAAAATTTAATTGATATTTTCTACACATATCCATTAATGAAACATTTTCAAATATATCTCCATTTGGATTTATTAAAGTATAAACTTTTTTACAGGTTTTTCCTTTACAAGATATTTTTATTTGTTTTTTAGTTTCTTCAGAATGACATCCTTGAATACCTAATCCTCCTGTTGGGCTTATATTATACCCATTAGGTTTTAACGTATTAAATTGCTTAATATATTTACTTTGTGCTACACTGGCCTCTTCCCTTGTTTCAAACCATTCTAATATTTCTTTAAAAAAATTATTTTCACCGTATTTTTTAACAGCATTACAAAAATATGAACCACTTCCTAAATAATATTGGTTTCCATTTGCTCCTATAGTATGATCTCCTATATACTGTTTTCCATTTATTAAATTAGTTGTTAAATAAACATAATGAATTTTTGTTTCCATGAATATATTTTTATTTATATATTCATATATTGGTATTGTAAATTACATCTAAATATATTTATCGTTTAAAAATTTTCTTGCTACTAATAATTTTGAAGTTTTTAATTTTAAATAATCTGCTATTATAAGTTTAATATCTTTATTTCCAATTATATATTTAATAGCTAAAGAAAAATTTTTATTTGTTTTATATAAAATTGCAAAATTTTTTTTATCACCATTATATAATTTACATAAATTTTCTATTTCTTCTTTTTTATGTATAAAATATTCATTAATAATTATTTGAATATTATTTATTTGTTTTATATAATCTGTATTATCTATAGTAGATAAAAAATCATCTATTTTATTCTCCAATATTAATTTTATAATAATATTTTCTCTATTAACATTTTCTCTAACTTGATGAGCGTTCCAATACCATTTAGTTTTCCATTTAACCAGTTGGCCATCATCAAATTCCACCACAACTCCTTCAAAATCTTCAGAAGTATTCATTATATTTTCCAACTCTTCAATAGATTTGGTGTAAAAAGGTTTTACATAAGAAATATCTATTTTTTTACCGTTGGCAATTAGCTCAGCAGCAGAAAAATAAGTTTCATACTTATTATCACGAACACCTATTAAAATTAAATCTTCCTTTGCATATTTCAAAACTATACGATTATCAAAGGAAACATATTCAAATAATGGAGTAAAACCAGACTCAAGAGCTTCATCTACAAATTTCTTGATATTTTTATTAGAATTATAAATTCTCATGGCAGCCAATGACTGTTCATTGGTAAAACCTGCTTGAGTTTTTGCAAAAACTGCTCCATTTGGTAAATTCATAAATGCCACCAATGAACCATCTTCCTTTATGGTAACATACTTAATTTTTTTATTTTTAAGTACATTATGCTGAGTGTCTTCAATTTGATTAACATTAAAAAATTTCTTAAGCATTAAAAATCTTTTAAATAAAGAGCCATCTTCATTAAAAACAAAGGTAACTCCTCTCATTTCAAAGCCATTTATATTGGAATTTTCAATAGGCTTATTAAAAGTATTAAAATCACAAATAAAATAATTAAAAGTAACAGCTTTAAAATTCCCAAACATATGTTCAGTCTTATAAAAATTAAAATCTTTATAGGCTTCGCAAAGTTTTAAAGCATCTTCGTATGTTAATGAATAGTTCATTGTAATCCTTTTAATTTATCACTTAATGTTAAAAATTTGTTAAAATATGTTTTTACATGAAAATCCTTATCACCATAAACTTCACCTTTAAAATCATTCATCCTTCCATAATTGGTTATTTTTCCATCTCTTAAAATCTGCAAGCCAAAATGGAGAATTCTTATGGCATGATAGACATTTTTCTTGGCAAATTCTTCATTATCATTTTGATGTGATAAAATAGCATTATGCCAGCATGAAGAGGCCGTGGCAATAATATTTTTAACCAAAGCTCTTTTATCCAAAGGCTTTAGAGAAAAATTCATTTTCTTTTGAATTATTTTATCTTCAGGAAGAAAAAAACATTCAAGAGCGCTTATTTGATAGTTATTAAGAGCATCAATAAAACCCGCTCTGGAATAGCATGTACCTTGGATCATTTTATTTTTTGAAGAAATTGCATTATCTTTAAATGCACCACTTGGTAAAGTAGATTTAAAAACTATAACATAATCATAATCCGACCATTCTTTTGCCGTTCCATAAACTCTAGAGCCATAGGGATATATGTTTAAAATTTTAGATTGATCAATTCCTAGGGCTTCACAAATTTCTTCTGCCTTCATTTTTTTATATTGTTTTATAGATAATTTATATAAATAATTATTCCAAACAGATTCTAAGCTAAACTTAAATTGAAATGTAAACTTATTTCCATTAAGATAATATTTTTTATAATTAATCATGCTGGTTTAATATATTAATTAATGTCTGCAATTCTTTTTCATTAACTGATATGATTCCTGTATCATAAATTTTTTCAAATTCCGTATCCTCTGAAAAATATGCATACATTTGAAGTCCTCCATTTTCTTTAAACAATGTAATCCAATGAGTATTTTCACTCATTACTTTTACAAATCCATACTCTTTAGGAGAATAGCCATTTTTCAATAAAATATTTTTCATATATATAAGATTTAATATATTACTTCTTCACCACTACTTTGAGGAATTTCAACAATTTCAAAAAAATAATTAACATGTTGATTTAAACTACTACGTTCATTAATAACATTACCATCAATTACACTTAATGCGTGACGTCTTCTAACTACTACATATCTCCCTTTTGAAAATCTTTTACTAAAAGTTTTAATGGTCATATGTGGTTTTACATGATAATATATCGTAAAATTTTTATCTCCAACGGTTATATTGGAAATACGGTATTCCCAAAAAAGTGAACTATCATCTCCACTTAATGGATCAAAACAATTAAATCCCTTTCTACTTTTTCTTCCTTTTTGCTTACAATACTCATGAGCAATAGAATAAGGAATATTACAACTAATTGATAAAGCAATTACTACACAATCATTGGTTTCACCTAACTTTTTACTTTCACCTAAAATTTCATTTAGCATAAAAATTAAATTTAGTTAGATTTTAAATTGATATGTAAATATAATCAAATAGCTTGAAACTAAAAAATTTCAAGCCATTTAAAAATTAAAAAAATTAATTCTATTTGCTTTTGCCTTTATATCTTATGGTAAATTGATAATAAGGAATTTCCAAAGAATATTTGGTACAAATAAATGTATAAGAGGTTTTATCATCTATAATTTTTCTTAACATTTTTTGCTCTATAATTACAGAATCACCACTTAAAAATTTATTATCCAGCCATTGGTTTAAAGGTATTGAATCTGCATTATATTTTTTGCATTGAGTATAAATATCTTGTACAAATACCGTGGAATCAGAAATGGGGTAGGTCTTTTGATATATGTTCTTTACCACGTATACATTGCAACTTAATAAAAATACTAAAAAAATTAAGATAAATTTTTTCATGGGTCTTTTTTATATTTATCCCTGAAGAAATCTTAATTTTAATTCATTTAATTCATTTTCCAAAATAAATTTTTCCTCTAATTCCAAATAAATTTCAGTATCTAATTCATCTCTTAATTCATCCCAAACAGTAATATTAAGTCCATATTCTAAATTAAGTTCATATTCTAAATTAAGTGATTTTTTATTTTCTGAAATAATTTCAAATATAAAATTTTTTGGCATAGTCTTTTAATATTATCTACAGTATGCATCCGCTGTGTGGGTTGATGCCCAGGAAAATGGCTTACCCACTGCATGATAGCCAAAGGCATTAATATAGCCTATGCCTGAAGCAAATAAAACATTGGATTTATTTTGCATTGCTTCACCGGGTTCTTCATTATAGTCAAGATGAACAGTAATATATTTCTTAAAGGCCTCATCCTTTCCATCAACCATTTCAGCAGCAACCAAAACATATTCTGCTTCTCTCCAAAGTTTTGATGGCATTTCTTCAATGGAAGTTTTATTCATCCTTTTTTCCCATACATCTGCTGCAATAACATGTGCTCCATGTCCTACACCTTGCTTATCAATGTAATGAAGACAAATAACCACAGAAAATTTTATTCTACGGCCATGTACCTGGCTATCGCAACCCAGTGTAATGGTGCCATGAGGATTTTCCTTTATCCAATTCTTAACATATTGTTCCACATTTTCAATGTGAGTTCCGTCAATTTTCTTGAATTCTAATTTCTTAAGTTCTTCCATTGTAATAAAATTTTATATCATTCTATATTCTTATTTTTACGAAGTTTCCTATGCTCATTCTTTTTTTTATCTATAATAATGCGGGATTTAAATCTCCCGTCATAGAAACCTGCCTTTACTGCATTTTTACGATTTATTTCCTGATATATTTTAAAATTAGTTTTCATAATGCAAATATAAACACTATTATTCAAATAAAAAAATAGTTTCTATATTTATTTACAAAAAAATTTAACATACATTTAACTAAATGTTTAAAACCAAAAATGAGAGAACCATATAATAAAGGCTAGAGATTCAAGGAATGTATATCTCTAGAGCTCTAGTCGTGCTCGCCCGCACGCGATATAGTAATATTATATGAATTTTTTATTTTAAAAATTGTGTTTATTTCCAAAAATATAGTTATATTTACATATCTTAAAATTTATACATAATGAAAACTAAAACTTTTTTTCCCTTTAATGAAGGTGGTTCAAAGCTAGTTAGCAAGGGTGATGTAATCGAACTTGTATCAGGAGAAAAAATTGTATTTCTTGAAACAAGACGCACCAAATGGCTAGGTAAATTTAATGGTAAAAATGTAGTGGTTTCTTTTTATGGAAAATTTCATGGATTGCCAACAGCAAAAGCAATTGTAGGAAGAGATGAAACAGTTCTTGAACCTACTCTTAATCCCAAATTTTTAAAGAAAGGAGATATTTTTGCTTTGGAAGGATGTAAAGAAACTTTTATGTTTATTGGCCATAAAACAAAGAAATCAAAAATTCCTACAATTCAAGCTAAAGATTTGGCATCCAAAAAAATATTTAACATCGGAGCTGAAATGCAAATAATTCCCATTAATCTTGAAGAATTTAAAAAATCATTGGATGAATAAAAAAATGTTGATATTAGTTCGCGGGATTCCGGGCGCAGGCAAAACTGAATTTGCAGAGGCAATGGCTTATGGAAATGAGTTTCCTGTGTTATCTGCAGATAATTTTTTTATGCAGGATGGAAAATACAATTTTGATAAAACAAGACTTGGCTCTGCACATCTCTGGTGTCAGAATAACACGGTAATTCACATGATAAATGGTGTTCAAAAAATATTTGTTGCCAATACTTTTACCACAGAAAAAGAAATGCAGCCTTATTTTGATATGGCTGCAAAATATGATTATATGGTTTTTTCCATTGTGGTGGAAAATAGGCATGGCAATATAAATGTACATAATGTGCCAAATGAAACCATTGAAGCAATGAAAAATAGATTTAATATAAAACTGCTATGAAAACTTGTAAACATTGCCGAAAAAATTTTGAAAAAACAGAAGAGTCTTATTATTTAAAATATTATCCTAAAGTTTGGATAGAAGATTTTTGTTCTCTTAAATGTTATCATGCATTTAAAGAAAATGAATTTAATCTTTCTCACACCATGAAATTTATATATGTTAAATAAACAGTTTAATAAATTTATATATGAAAGAAACCTTGCCAATTATTCCCGTAGAGGAACTTGAAATTAACGGAGTTTATAGAAATTTTAAGCGTGATCTAGTACAAGTAAAAAGAATAGATACCATAAAAAGAGAACTTTATCTTTTTAACATAAGTGAACAATGCAATATGTTAATTCGCTTTGAAAGGCATACATTAAATACAAAAGTAAGATGATACCTGTTATAGGTACAGCCATAGTAAATTCTCCCTATTGGGTTAAAAGATTGGTAGATAGTGTCGATTTTCCCACAGAAATTTTTGTGATATTTGATAATAATGGCAGAGGACAATTGGTTGAAGAATTGGATAAGATTGCTTCAACTCCTCATCCATTTATTAATAAAATTGTGGTATGTCATATGCCAGCAAATGTGGGGTGTTCAGGCGCATGGAATTTGATTATTAAATGTTACATGAATTCACCCTATTGGATTATTACTAATCATGATGTGGCTTTTACACCAGGATTTTTAGAAGAAATGGTTAAAAAGGCGGAAGATCCAGAAATTGGCATAGTTCATGGAAGTGAAGGAGATTTTAAGGATGGAGCATGGGATTTATTTCTCATAAAGGACTGGGTTATTAAACAATATGGGTTGTTTGATGAAAATCTTTATCCTGCCTATGGTGAAGATGTAGATTATATTATGCGCATTAAGCATCATCCACTTAAGAGAATTTATAGTGTGAGTAAAGTTTACTATCACGGTGAAGGAACAAATTATTATGAAAGTGGAGAACAAACAAAAAAAGGAGAGCCTGAGTTAATTGAAAAATTAAATGCGGCAAATATAGTTAATTTTGAATATCTTACGCAAAAATGGGGGCCCCAATGGAGAATGACTTGGCCATATGAATATCCTTTTGATAATAAATCTTTTCCCATATCATTTACTAGCTATGATTTGGATTATGTAAGAAAAAAGAATTTAGGTTTTTAACTTTAACATAACTTTAACACCATTAAATTTTAATTAATTTTTTTATTTCAAGATTTTTTGTTATATTTAACCACATTTAAAAATAGGTTATGAGAATTGCAATATGCACAGAAAACATAGATCTTTATAACACTTTTTGGTTGGTTGGAAAGGACTTAAATCATGAAATTGTTAATGCTAAGATTGAAACCACATTTTTTGAACACATAAAACTTTCAGATGTAGATGCATTTGTAATAGAAAGTAGCTTTCCTTTTTTCAAAAAAGGTGTAGATTTTATAAAGAAAAACACTCCCTATATTCCCGTTGTTTCTTTGGAAATTGGAAGTTTAACATCTTCACAAGCAGATATTCAAATGCCTGTATTAGAACCCTATAATAATTTTGTAAAAATTGTTATAAACAATATTGTTTCCTATAATAAAAATTTTATTACTTTAAAGAAACTAACAACCAAAACCAGAGACAAAATATATTTTGGCGAGGATAGCTGTCAATGTGTTTATGATCCAAGTAGAAGAATTTTATTTCATAATGATAAAGAAATAAAGAAATTTTCACCAAAAGAGGGAGGTATATTGGAAATACTTGCCTTAAATTACGGCAAAATAATTAAAAGAGAAGTAATTTTAGAAAAAGTTTGGAGAAAAACAGATTATTTTGCAGGAAGATCTATGGATGTTTTTATAACCTATATAAGAAAATCATTTAATACCAATGGTATATGTTTAACAATTAATAATATTTCAGGAGTGGGTTTAATTCTAGAATATGAAAAAATAGAAGGTGAAAAAAAATAAAATAAGTTTTGATTTTGACGAATGCCTAGAATTTGATTATATGCAAAATTTTGCTAAAGATCTTTCATCTCTAGGCTATGAAATTTGGATTGTTACTGCAAGGTGGAGTACTGAAATGTATCATAAAGTACATTATCCTCTAACATTTCCAACATATAATAAAGATCTTTATGAAATTGCTAAAAAATTAAATATTCCAAATGAACATATAATTTTTACAAATATGGAAATTAAATGGTTATCTATTAAAGATAAGGGATTTATTTTACATATGGATAATGATAATGTTGAGGTGGACGATATTAATGAATTTACTGATGTCAAGGCTGTAATGTCATTGGCACCCAATAGTATAGAAACTGCATTAAAAATATTAGAAAATGGAAAAAATTGAATTATATGAATTTCAGGCAAAACGTATTGAAGATACCCTTAGACTTGTTGCCAATCTACTACATTCAAGAAGCAAAGAAACCTGTTTAGATCGTGATGTTATGCAAAGTTGGGAATTTATTAAAAATGCCCTTAATAAAGATATTGGTAAAACCGTAAATAGAATGTAAAACTTAATGAATGAACTATACATTAAAAGATATAAAAGATAAAAATTTAGTAGTTTTTGAAGCCATCATGGGTTCTCATGCATATGGCACATCTACTCCTGAATCTGATACAGATATTAGAGGTGTGTTTATTCAACCTCTTGATGATATTCTTAAGTATGGATTTGTGGCGCAGGTTTCTGATGAAAAAAATGATATAATTTTTTATGAAATAGGAAGATTTACTGAGCTTTTAATAGGAAATAATCCCAATATTCTTGAAATGTTAGCTGTTCCAGATGATTGTGTTTTATTCTGTAATCCTATATTTAAAAAATATTTTATTGATAATAAAGAATTTATATTAAGTAAAAAGGTTCGTTGGACATTTGCAGGCTATGCAATAGATCAAATAAATAAAGCTAGGGGACTTAATAAAAAAATTAATTGGGAACAGGAGTCTATGACTCGTAAAACAGTTCTTGATTTTTGCTATATTCTTAAACATGATAGAGGAGAGAGCCTTCCTTTTAAAGAGTGGCTAAAAGATGAAATAAGATGGGAAAAAGTTCCTAATCCATTTAATGGATTAATTGCACCAAGAATTAAACAGGAAGAAATTGGATTGGTTGCCATAGATCATGCACATGATTTATATGGAATGTATGCTTTACCCATAACATCCAATGAAAAATGGGGCATAGTTTCTGATGAAGAAAAAGCAAACGATGTTAAATTAACATCGGTTCCCAAAGGAACTTGGTTTTTGGGCTATCTTTCTTTTAATAAAGACGGTTATTCATCTCATTGTAAAAAATATAAAGAATATCAGGATTGGCTTAAGAATAGAAATGAAAATAGATTTAGGATGAATAAGGCTCATGGAAAAAATTATGACTCAAAAAACATGATGCATACCTATCGTTTACTTCTTATGGCTCATGAACTTTTAAATGGAGAACTTAGAGTACGTAGAAATCCTGAAGAAATAGAAAAACTTATGAAAATTCGTAAGGGAGAATATGAATATGAAGATTTACTTAGGGAAGCTGAAGCAATGAAAGATGGATTGGATGAAGCTTGTTCAAAATCTAATTTACCAGATAAAGTAGATGAAGAAAAGTTATTAGGTTTTCTTCATGATTTTAGAAAAGAAATGTATTGGTATTCATAATTAACATTTTTTTAAAAAACAACATATAAATTTTTTCATAAAAATAAAAATATAAGTATAAGTATGAATAATCCCATTGAACAATTATTTACAGAAAGATTTAGGCCAAAAGAACTTAATACACTTATTGCTCCTGAAAGAATTAAAAAGGAATTACGCAATGGGCTTATTCAAAATTTACTTTTTTATGGATCTCCGGGAACTGGAAAAACGAGTGCTCTTTTAATTTTATCCAAACCTTATACTACATTGTATATCAATGCTAGAGAAGAAGCAAATATTGATATGGCTAGAAATAAAATTTCTAAATTTTGTTCAACCATATCTCTTGAAGGAGGAAAGGATAAGCTTAAATGTGTAGTTATAGATGAATTGGATGGAGCCACCAAAGGATTTCTTGATGCCATGAAAGTTCCCATTGAAAAATATTCAAATGTGGCAAGATTTTTAGCAGCAACAAATTTTATCGAAACTATTCCTGAAGCCATTAGAGATAGATTTATGCCTATACCCTTTGATCCCATTAATGCTGAAGAAGAAGAATATTTGTTGGAAGAATATAAGAAGAGAGTAATTTTAATCCTTAATGCCACTAAAATAACCTATACTGATGATATTTTAAATAAATTTATTAAAAATGATTTTCCCTCTTTAAGAAGGGTTATGAATAAACTTCAAAGTTTTTATTTAAGAGGAATTAAAGAACTTAGCATAAAGAATTTTAATATTAATTTTGATTTCGAAGATTTATTTAAAATTTGTTTAAATAAGCCAGATAAACCCTATGAAAATTATAAATTTATCGTGGGGGAATACTCCAGTAAAATAGATGACACTCTAATGGCTTTGGGAGAAGATTTAATAGAATATATTAAAAATAATAAACCCGATAAAATTGATAAAATTCCCATGATTATTATAGCAGTGGCTGAACATCAGGCCCAAAGAACTATGGTAATAGATCCGTTAATAACATTACTTTCAGCAGTATATAAAATTCAATTAATTATAAATTCATAAATTTATGAAAATAGTAAAAGAAGAACCTAAAACAGGAAAACTATTAAAAAAGTATTCTTTTAATGTTCATGTAGAATCTTTAGCAAAAATTTCAAAAAATGTTGCTAGTCGTATTTTACATGCATATAATGGTGAGCGTTATTTTAGCTATAACGCAAAAAACTATGTAGAAAAAGACAATGGAAGTTTAGATGGAAAAGCTTATATAACATATCCATTAAATGTTGTTGTAGAAATCGATATTAAAAATTGTAGAACTACGGGTGAATTACTTTGGATTATTTCTCGGGCATATAAGAAAATTTATAAAGAAGAAAATTCTACATCTAAAATAAAAGAAATATCATCGAAAGATAGATGTAAAAGAGGTGGTTTGCAAAATCGCAATACAACTAATGGTTCCTATGGAATATGGGGGCATGATTTAAGAGATTTATATTTTGAGGGAATAGAAATATATGATAATAGAAGAATTCATATAAGTATGGGATCATAAAAATAATTTTAAATTTTATAATATGAAACAATTTACAAGAAATCCAGCAATTAAGAGTTTTAACAATGGAGTCCAATTTACTGAAAGAACTGAGTTTGGAAAATTAAGTGGAGCCATAGGATTAATTTTAAAATATGGCTATGATATTGATGATGACGGCTACACTGCAATGGCAGTCGCCAAAAAATATTTATACCATGTTAAACATAATCATACTGCAGAATGGAATGCAGAAAGGATTGTTAATCTATGGGATAGAGATTTGAATATAAGTCTATGAATTTTTCATAAGTTGCAATGTAATGCGTTTAAAATTCAGGCTGAAGAATATAACCATAACTCCTTACAATAAAGATAGGAATGTGGGAATATATAGAATAAAATCTAATGGAAAAGAAATTTAATTTTGTTTATATAACAACAAATTTAATTAATAAAAAACAATATATAGGTGAACATAGTACAAATAATGATGATTTAGATAAAAATTATTTAGGAAGTGGAAGGCCTTATTTTCAAAATGCAATTAAAGAATATGGAAAAGAAAATTTTAAAAGAGAAATTCTTGAATTCTTTCCAACAAAACAAGAAGCCTTTAATGCCCAAGAAAAGTATATAAATGAATATAATACATTAGTACCTAATGGATATAATTTATGCCCAACCGGAGGAATGAATATTTCTGGTTGTTGGTCTAAGGAATCAAAGGAGAAATTAAGTAAAACTATGAGTAAAATTTTAACTGGAAGAAAATTTACTCAAAATCATAAAGATAATTTAAGCAAAGCTAAAAAGGGGTGTAAATCAGCAGTAAAAGGAATAGGGCATAAACAATTATTAATAAATGTTTATGGAGAAGAAGAAGGATTAAAACGATTTGAAGAATTTAAACAAAAACAACGAAATAAAAAAGTTGGAATTAAATTAAAAAACCCTGTTTGGAATAAAGGAATTCCAGAAACAGAAGAACATAAAAAACATGTAAGTGAATCATTAATAGGAAAATCTCATAATTTAAGAGAAGTAATATGTCCACATTGTAATTTAAAAGGAAAAGGGGGAAATATGACACGATATCATTTTGATAATTGTAAATTTAAAAAAATATGATAAATTTAATATTTGATTTAAATAATATTTTACATCGTTCATTGTTTATAGTTTCAGGATATAATTCAGTAATGACTTTTGATGATCAGGGAGAAATAGATCAACTAATGCGAAAAATAGTAATGGATATTTCATATATCATTCGTAGCATTAATCCTTCCCGTGTTATTTTTGCTGTAGACTCTAAATCCTGGAGAAAATCTATAGTAATTGAAGAAAATGAAGGCTATAAGGGGCAAAGAGTTAAATCAGGCCAAATAAATTGGGATAAAGTTTATTTAGCGTTAAATGAATTTTGTGGCATAGTGAAAAGCCAAGGAATGATTGTAACAAAAATCGATTCTGCAGAGGCAGATGATGTAATGTGTTTATGGTCTAAAGAAATTCAGGAAAATCAACATCAAAATGTAATTATAGTTTCAGGAGATGAGGATATTAGACAATTGGTTTCTCATAAAATTTATGAAGAAAAACCTGTGTTTATAGCAGTCTTTAATCCTTTTATGCAAGGTAAAAATGCATCTAAAAAATTGTATGTTTCTGATTATTTTGAAACTTGGATTAATGAACCCGATGCAGTGGATTTTATTCACATGAAAAATACTATGAATGTTGATAAAGAAGATTTTAAAAAAATTATTACCTCAGAAAGAACAAAAATGGAAGTGATAGATGGAAGAATGATTGCCTTAAGAAAATTATTTTGTGGAGATGATGGTGATAATGTCCCAGCTATTTATACTTGGATTGTCGCAGATAAAAATGGAGAAAATAAAGAAGTACGCATAACAAATTCTAAATTTGAAAAAATTTATGAAGAAGTTTTAAACGATCCCAATGAAAAAATTACCTGGAAAACTATAGTAGAAAGAAAAGATAAGGTTTTAGAGGTTATTAAAAAAATTGTAAAAAAGGATGAAGTTCCTTTTGATATGCAAACTAGGCTTGAAAGACAAATTAAATTGGTAGTTTTAGATCCTTCTCAATTTCCTGAAGAAATTGTAGAAGAATTTAATAAATTAAAAAATGAAGAATTTGAAAAACCCCGCCAACTATATGGAAGTTTAAATATGCAGGATTTATTGAGAGGAACTCGCTATCTTTCTGAAAGAAAAAGCGCAAATGAAGCAAGTATATTTAAGGAACTTGATAATCTTAAAGGAAAATCTTTATTTTAACACATGATTATTAATTATACTGAGTTTTGGGTTGAATTTAATAAATCTGATATAAATTTTCATTCAAAATTAGAAAAAGATTTATTTCCATTTAATAGTAAAGTGTTGTGCGATATTTTGAAAAGAAGATATATTCCTGTAGTTGAATTAGATGAGTTAACCAATATACTTTTTTTAGAAATAGAAATACTTGATCCCTTCGTATACCCTTCGGGAAACCTCTGAAAATGTTAAAACTTTTTAATAGTTTTTCATATAAATTAAATTATATACCCTTGCTATGGAATTATTTGATTTTATAAAAATTATTTTTGTAGACCCTGAAAAGTATTCTGCTATTACACCTGGAGAAAAGCGAAAGCAATATTTTATGATAAATCGAAGATTTTCGATACAATATCCTATGCAAGCTAATGCACTGCAGCACCTAAAGATAAATCAGGCTGCAGTTGTTGATTTCTGGCAAAATTTTCTTAGAAAACAGTATAGACAACTTCCAGGGTGGATTTATACCAAAGGTGTAAAAAAATTGCAGGAAACTAAGGAAAAGAAACAAAATGTTAGCAATGAATTAATTAATGAATATTCAAAAACATTTAAAATAGATAGAAAAAGTATAGTAGAAT